GCTGTGCTTAAAACTATTTGATTAGATTGTGTAGCACATGCTCCATTTCCAAGAACTATAACGTTGCATAAATTGGTAGCAGTTACATTTGTTCTTGTTCCTATTATTATGTTGTTACAACCAGTTTCGTTATTTTGACCAGCACAAGTACCAAAAAAGTTGTTATCATTACCTGTTTGATTATAAGACCCTGTTTGACCACCAATAAAGTTGTTATATACACCAGACGTATTACAAAAACCAGCACTTTGACCAAAAAAGTTGTTATTTCCTCCACTAGTGTTATATACACCTGCTGCAGTTCCGAAAAAATTATTAGAATATCCGCTTGTATTTGATAAACCAGCATTATTACCAAAAAAATTGTTAGCATTACCTGTGGTGTTACAAGTACCAGCATTACTACCAAAGAAATTGTTATAACAACCACAGTTATTATAACCTGTTCTAGTTCCAATAAAGCTATTACTATAACCACCGCAACTGTTGTGACCCGATTGTGATCCTAAAAATATATTGTCAAACGAGATAGTAGCACATCTACCCGTTTGATCGCCTATGAATATATTACGACTATTATTAAATGAATTTGATGTAGCTAATCCTGCAGAATCTCCTATAAATACATTACCATTACTTGATCCTAAACAAAAACCTGCCAAATCGCCCAAAATAATGTTTCTTCCTCCAGTAGTAATGGATTTTCCAGTACATCTTCCAAAAAGAATATTGCCTATACCAGAAGTTAAAGAACTACCAGCACTTAAACCAAACACAAAGTTATGATTTCCCGTAGTAGCGTCTCTACCTGTTGTAGAATCTCCTATAAAGACATTAGCGGTTGGTCTAGTTCTAATCTGTACAGAACTGAGTAATAAAGAATCAGAAAGTATAAGACTCTTTGTAAAAAATCTAGAATATGTAGTTAATGGATAAGACGTAGCAGTTAAAGTATAATATTGAGAATCAGACTCGACATATACCGTCATTCCTACTTTTTGTCTGTCCAAAGGTATTAAACTTAGTTCTGAAAGATTAGATACAGAAACTAAACCACCCTTACCATAAATGTCTTCGTGAGTTGGGAAAGTTGCTGATGTGTCTCCTGGTGAGATTTTAGAGGATAAAATTGTGCCGGGTATTGCTGCCATATAATATTATTTATATAATTTCAATTGTATAAGTCGAAGTTAAAAGATTATTACTTCTATAAACATAATAATCTGCTGTTCCTCCGTATGCATTTGTAAAACTAACTATTGATATTTGTGTTAAGTCCGTATTATTTAAACCGTTGACTCTTAATTGAGAAGTTGTTCCGAATCTTTGTGGATATGCTACAAAGAAATATTGATTTGATGGTGTTACGGTTTTTGCACCCAATCCAAGTCTACTTGTTGCCAAAACACTATCTTCGGTACCTGCCAGAATTTGAGCACTATTTGGATTTGCTTGACTGACCTTTCCATAATAAACTCTATATATCCAATTTGCAGAAGCAATACCCGTTGCTTGTGCTCCTGCCCAATCAGTAACTCTTACAGACCAAGAACTGGTTTGTTGAGTTGCTGTGCCCCCTATAGTTGTTATATTATATGTATTTGGATCATTAAAAGAAGAAAATGTAAAGGTATTTGTTCCTAATGTAGAACTTGCATTTGGCAAAGTTAATAAATAGTTAGAAACTGCTTGAGGTTCTACTTTATTTGATGTCCATGTTATAATAGGGGTAGATAAAGCTTGTCCAACTTCTAGGGTTTGTGAAGAAGAGCCGTTTATTCTTAAATAAGATAATGCGGGATTTACATATAAAAACGAATTTAATGCTTGTTTAATTCCTGTTAAACTAGGTCTTTCTAAACTTCCAAAATCAAGTTCATTAGAATATATAATTTTGGTGGCACTTATATTTCCATTAACAGTTACATTCCCTGTTACATTAAAACCAGACAATTCATATTGTCTGATGTCGATTATATTAAAAATTGCAGATGTTGCAGTTAAAGAAGAAAATATACCCCTATTAGATTGTATTGTATCGAAAACAGATAAACTTCTTGTTATGGTTCCTCCACTCAAAGGAAGATATATGTTAAAAGGAAAAGTACTCCAAAGAGAAGAGATAGAAGATTGATAAGTGACACCTTCGACATTAGCTATGATTACGGAGCTTCCGGGCACTACATTAGTATACAAAGGCAATTGACTAATCTTTTTGTTTATCATGACTGATTATATTTATCTTCAGGTAGAGTAAATAGTATCAATATGAGCAAATTTATAAAATTGTTAAATTCGGTATTAAAAGAACAAAATAAAGAAGAAATTGATATAGAACCTACTCCAATGGATGAAAAAATTCCATCAGCACTTCCAGAAAAAGAAGATGTTGCATTGGACATTTTAAAATATAAAAATCTTTTGAAAGCATTAAGAGAAGCTCTTTATAATTCTTCAAAAGACAATTTGGAAAAACAAAGAGAAATTTCAAACATTAATATAGATTCTGATGATTTGGAAGAACTTAAAAATATAGAAAATCAATTAATGTCGTTTTTAGATAGACAAGAAAGTATACCAAAAACAGTAGAATAACTTGATTTTTTCATTCTTTTAGTATATTATATAAAGAATGAAGAAGTACTCTATAGAAAATTTAACGGAAAATCAATATAGACTTATTTTAGAGTCTTTATTATTTTCTGCATCTACAACAGTAAATGCACAATGGTATTCCGAAGAAACCGATGAATTGTTCGATTGTGCTTTAAAATTGAGAAAAGAAAATCCGGAAATAATTTCAAAAGGAGTCACAATCTTTAAAGAAAAAGAATATCAAGATAGTTATGCCAAAAAAATTCTTGATTTTTTCCCAGAAATTTTGCAAAACATTGATTAATTATGAAAATAGCAATATCAGGAACACACTGCACAGGAAAATCTACATACGTTAAAGATTTTATAAAAAATTGGCCTAATTATAAAACGCCAGAAAAAACTTATAGAGATTTTATTAAAGAAAAAAATCTTCCCCATTCAAAGGAAGGAACCGAAGAAAGTCAAAAAGCAATTTTAAATGCTCTTTTGGACGAATCTCAACAATATACAAGAAAAGATAATGTAATTTTTGATAGATGTATTTTAGATAATCTTGCATATTCTTCTTGGCTTTATTTAAACGATAAAGTTTCAGAAAAATTTTTGGATGAATCTAGAATTACAATTCGAGAAGCACTCAAAACATTTGATATAATATTCTTTTTTCCTCTTACAAAAGTTGCTCCGGTAGAATTTGAACAAGATGAATTAAGAGATAATGACCTGATTTATAGAGAAGAAATTGATAATATTTTTAAAACTTTTGTAAAATCTTACCATCAACAAGATGGCAGAGTTTTTCCTACAGATGATAGTCCTCCTATTATAGAAATTTTTGGAAATCCAGAACAAAGAATAAAGATGACAGAACTTTATTTGAATAAAGAAGGAGTTCCTTATGGGGAAGATCAAAGTTTAATTTCAGATATTTACACTGGTTAAAGATAAATAATATCATATGAAATTTGATATTTTAGTGGAAAATATTATTAATGATCTTTTAACTGAAGGAAGAATGGCAAAAACTGCCAAATATGCAAACATCAGAGTAGACTCTGATAAGATGCTTCAAAAACTAAATGATGGGGATTTTGATATTATAATCAAAAGTTGGTCTGGAAATCCTCGATATGCAAATCTTTCAGAAGAAACTTTGAAAGAAGTTGTAAGAAAAGTGGGAGAAAACATAAAAGAAATGGAACCTTCTTCCTTTTCTGAATTGAGAGGAAATATAGAAAGTATCGTTGATGAATTTTATGTCAATAAAGGACCAAAAAGAAAAACATACGATGAAAGATTAACCAAAGCGGTTACAAATTTAATCTTACATAAAGAATATGATTTAGTTTCGATGGGAGAGCCTACAACTCAACCCGAAACAGAAGAAGGAGAACAAAAAGAAAAATATGATATTGAAAATCTTTCTTCAACCGAATCTGCGATTTACGAATTTGTTTCAAAAGCTGATGAACCAACATCAACACAAGAAGTTGAAAATCAATTTCCACAATCTAGTGAAATAGTAAATTCCTTGATAGAAAAAGGATTTTTGGAAAGAGTTGGAAATAATTTAGTTGCAAAAGAAAAAGAATCTGTGTTTACTCCTGTTTTGGATACAGATGAAGATGAAGATGAAATCGATCCTCTTTCTGTAGATCCTGATATAACTTCTACTTTTAAAAGTACTTTTGGAAAAATGTCTGAAGATGATTTTGACTACGAAGGTGGATCTGATTATGTTCCTTCTTGGCAAAGGTAAATTGACTTAATAAAAAAATCCAGTATACTTTACTGGTGAAAGAATTGCCTTCTAGTTACGTTTTAGAAAAGTTTTATACCTACTCAGGAGAACCAACTTTTAACAAATATACCAAGGTATATAATGCTTCTTGTCCTATTTGTAGAGAGGGAAAAAGCTGGTTAAAAAAGAAAAGATTGTATTTTTATCCAAATACAAATACCTTTTATTGTTTTAATTGTGAAAAATCTTGGACTTCATATTCTTGGTTATATTCTGTAACTGGAATGACAAAGGAAGAAATCCAAGCCGAAGCCATATCAGGTAATTTTTCATTAGATGTTACTAAAAAAATATATGAAAAAAAGGCAATCGTAAAAAATCAGCAACAGCTTCCATATGATTGTATAAATTTAAATGAACAAAGACAAAAAATATTCTATGGAACAAATCCTTTTTTCCAAAAAGCCTTGGAATATATAGAAAAAAGACGTTTAAATACAGCAATAAACAAAAGCCCGAACTATTACATAAGCTTAACCGATTTTACTCACGGAAATAGACTTTGCATACCTTATTATAACACTGAAAATAAAATAATTTTTTATCAAACCAGATCATTAGATGGAACAGAACCTAGATACTTAAATAAAATAGGATCGGATAAAAGTGTGTTTGGAATAGAAAGAATAGATCCCAATTTTGAATATATTTTTATATTTGAAGGTCCTATAGATGCAATGATGGTCAGAAACGGAGTTGCAGTTGCAGGATTAACGCTTACAGAATTACAAAAAAAACAAATTTCCGAGTTTAAATTTCACACAAAAATATGGGTTTTGGATAATCCTAAATTAGACAATGCAGCAAAGGAAAATATAACAAAACTTCTCATGAAAGGAGAAAAGGTCTTTAAATGGCCTTTTGAAAATTCATTCAAAGATTTTAATGAATGGGCAGTTAAGGAAAAAAAAGACGAAATAGATTACAATATTATATTGAATAATCTATATTAAGACAATTGTTCAGAATCTCGTAATTTTTTGGGTGCCATGATAACAAAAGAATTTAAAACTTCTTTAAGTTTTTCAATTTCACCAGCAATACGAGTAATACTGTCAGAGGCTTTTCTTGTTACACCACGAAGCAAGCTACCTGGTTTATCATTTTCTGCCAAAACTTTATGCAAAGATTCTGTTGTAGGATCATTTAAAAATCCTGCAAATTGATCTAATTTGCCTGACCATTCTTTAATTTTTTTGATGCTTTCTGTTGAAATATTCGGATCAATTCCTTCAACATCAAAGCCTTCTGTATCAGTTTCGGGTTCAAGCGATTTTTCATATTCTTCTTTGGTTTTTTCTGGTGTAAAATCTTCAGGGGAAGCCTTTTCATCATCCATAACTATAGGTTCTACGTTTTCTTGTTCTTTTAGCAAAGACGAATAGAAACTACGAATAAATGGAACATCTGATTCTGTTAATGAACTATCATTTTTTAATATTGTTTTTATGGATTCTTTCATATTTTTATACTTAATAGGCTCCACAACAATTGGATCAGTATTTTTCTTAAGTAATCTTTTAACTTCTTTTAAAGCTTTTTTTGAAGCACTGGGAACTGTTGTTTTTAAATTTTTTCTTTTCTTGCTTTTATACATATTTATGCAATAATATAATTATATTTACTCTTTAAAAATCAAATTATCATAAAATATGGATAAAATTTATAAAATAGTCGTTGCAACTCCTCTTTCTAAAGAAAACTTTGAATTAAAATCAAAGATTTTTATGTCTTTAGAAAAACTTAAAAATAATTTTGATTGTGAAATCATTTACAATAACAAAACTGGTTTGTCTAAACTATATAACAGTTTTCTAAAAGAAGAAAATACAGGTAAAAAAATAATTTTTGTTCACGATGACGTTCTTATAGAAGATCTTTTTTTATTAGAAAAACTAGAAGATGCTTTTGATTCTTACGATATAATAGGTTTAGCAGGTGCAAAAAGTTGTGATTTAAATTCACAAATACCAGCATGGCATTTAATGAGTAAAAGAGAAGATTTTGTTGGTGAAGTTTCACATTCAGATATGAAAAAGTTTTGGACAAACTCATATGGAATAACACCATCAAGGTCTTTGATTATAGACGGTCTTTTTATAGCCGTAAATGTTAAAAAATTACTGGAAACCAATACAAAATTTGATGAAGATTTTACTTTTCATCATTATGATATAACATTTTGTTTAAATGCTAACCAAAATAAGCTAAAAATCGGAGTTTATCCTATAAAGGTTACTCATTACGGATTGGGAGATAGCATGATGTCTCAAGAATGGAGAGAAAGCGCACTTAAATTCCAAAAAAAGTATAAAAAATGATTAAAAAGAAATATAATGACGAAATTTTTACAAAACTTGATTGGGTTTTAAAAAAGAAAGGAAAAGCCCCAAATTTTAACAATAAAATTTCATATTTTTTGTTTAATAGATGGTTATCTATGTCTGATCCTTCAGTTGCACAAATAGTAAACGCAACTACTAACAGATGGAACACCCAAAAGGGTGAAATTGGTAATGAAAGTTTTTTCTTAGTATTTTTTAAAAATATTTTACCAAAAATAAATAAAAAATTTATCTATATTAAAAAACCCTTAAATGAAGAAGAAGAAAAAACAGAACAAAGTTTAGAAAATTTACAAAATTTGTTAGAAATTTCTAAAAGAGAACTAAATTTTTACGAAAAAACTATTGCAGAAATGAATATAGGAGTTAAATAAAAAATATGATACAAAGACCCGAACAAGAAGACTTAATAAAAGGACTAGTTCAGATTGATAACTATAAAGGAAGTCAGTTTGAACTTGATGGATGGCAACTCACTGCAGTTTTGGACGATATTTTAATGGTCCAATATGCAGATATAAACGAAGATGGAGATTTAGTCAAAAGAGGAAGCATGTGGGTTCCTATAAATGCAGTAAACCATGTTTGGAGAGTTGGTAAAGTTCTTTTAGCAGGTCCTAATTGCAAATCAGTTAAAGAAGGAGATTTTATAGTTTTTCCTAATGACAAAGGAATTCAAGTTTCTAACTTGAATGGATTAAAACATATAGTTTTCTTGAACGAAGCCAGAATTTTTGGAATCTGTACTCCAAAACAAGATAAAGAGTGAATCTTTCTTTGGATGGATTGAAAAAATTATGTAGAAGCAATATTGTTGAATTAAAATTCAACAGAAGATTGCGAATTGTTGGAAAACCGAGTACCAGAAGAATGTTGGCTACATTGGATGCAGAACTATTGAATTCGACTTTAGGTAAAGAAATTTTAAATTTCAAACCACCTTCTAAAAGTCCTGCATACAATGCAGAATCTAAAGGACTTTTAACCGTTTGGGATATTTTATTTCAAGATTGGAGGAATATCCCAGTGAATGCAACTACAGTTGTTTCAAGTGTTCCTACAAAACCAGTCGAAAAATTTTGGGAATATTTTGATAAAGTTATAGGAAAAATGACTGCAACTCAAAAAGCAGCTTTTATGGACAAATGAACATAACAAAAACACCAATAGAAGAAGCATGTATGTTTTTGTTACAAAAAACATTAACATTAGAATTAAACAATAAAACATATAAAGAAGGAAAGTTAATACTTTTTTATCAAAAAAATTTTTATTTGACTTTTATAATGGATACTGTTAAAAAGAAGAGAGAAAAAGTTGAAATACCCATTCCTTTTGGTGTAGAAATGCACGAAGATGATAATCTGGTTTATTTCGATTACAGATTTAAAACTTTAACAAAACATGATCCAGAATTAGAAACATATTTAAGATTATATTCTTCTAAAAGAAATTCTAATAAATTTTGGGACACAATATTAACAATAGATGCAAACAAATAAAACATTAATGTATAGTGCATTTTCCGGAAGTTTTTACGAGATTCCTGAAAATGATTTGAAGCTTATGGATATAGGACAATTACCTTTAAAGAAAAAACCTTCTAGTAGTTGCTCTAAATGCTATGGAAGAGGGCATTTGGGAAGAGATACACAAACTTATGGTTATTTAATATGTTCTTGTGTGCGAAAGGTTATAAACTATGATATAATCAAACAAAACCATGGAACACAAATTTCAATTAGTTGATTATCTCAAAAATTTTCCAAAAAATTCCACACCAAGACCACAACAAAAAAAAGCTTTAGAAGAAATTTCAAGAATTTTTTCTAAAGGTAAAAAATTTGTTATAGCATCTTTACCAACGGGATCTGGAAAATCTCATATAGCTGCATCAGTAGCAAGATCATCTTCTCCCATAGATAAGAGAAGAAAAGAATTAATAGAATCATATCTAATATATAAAAAAGATAAAGATGGAAATTATCAATATGAAGATGAATTTTTAAATGGAGAGTCTTATGGAAGTTATATCCTAACGATAACAAAATCTTTACAAGATCAATATCAAACTTTATTTCCAGAATCTATAATAGCCAAAGGAAAATCAAACTATTGCTGTGCCGTAGATCCTAATCTCTCTGTAGATTTTGCTCCTTGTTTATATTCTCCGAAACTAAAAGAAAAATGTTTTGAATTGGATAGGTGTCCTTATTACAGGACAAGAAACGAAGCATTTGCTTCTATAGATCCTATTTTAAATTACAGAGCATTTATAAATCTTCCAAAATTTTTAAGAAGAAGAGAAATTTACATATGCGATGAAGCAAGTGGAATAGAAGGAGAGTTGGTTTCTCAATATACAATTAGTATAAATTATTCTTTTTTAGAATCGGAAGGAATACCTTTTAAAAAATTATACAATGATGATTCCAATTCTGCTATGTTTTGGCTGCAAGACATATATCAAAAATTAAAGAGTGAATTAGATTCTTTAAAAGTTAGAATATCAAACTTCGCAAAATCAGAATCACATTCTTCAATAAAAATAAAAGAAATGCAAAAATTGGGAAAATTTACAAATATCGTAAATTCCATAGAAGAAGTTTTAAGAGTTTGGGAAGATTGTGAATATTTGGTTGAACATAGAGATCACGAAAAAGTCACATTTGTTCCCTATGATATAAAACCACTTGCAAAAAAATTGTTTGATGGTGCAGATATGATTTTAATGATGTCTGCCACAATATCAAATCATGCAGAATTTGCCAAAAGTCTTGGAATACAAGAATGTGAATATGAATATATAGAAGTTCCTTCTGTTTTTGATTCTTCTAAATCTCCTATTAAATCTTCTAGAAAATATAACCTCTCTTATAAAAATAATAATAAAGATCTTCCTAAAATATTGGAAGCTGCGATAGAAATATGCAATATGCATAAAGGAGAAAAGGGGATAATACACACCCATACAAACCAAATAACAGAAGAATTAAAAAAGAAGGTAAAGGACAACGATAGATTTATTTTTCGAGAAATTGGAAAATCTAATGAAGCAATTCTTTTAGAACACAAAGAAAGATTAGATGATGATACCATATTAGTAAGCCCTTCTTTAGATACTGGAGTTAGTTTAGATGATGAATTGGGTAGATTTCAAATTATTATAAAAGCTCCGTTTTTACCTTTAAATTCTAAAAGAATTAAAAAAATATATGATAAAAATAAAAATTATTATATGATGAAAATGTTAAATACTTTAGTTCAGATGTGTGGTAGATGTACAAGATCTGAAAAAGACCATTCCGTAACGTACATATTAGATGGAAATGCAGTAAATTCTATTCTAATTAATAAAAAACATTTACCCAAACACTTTATAGAACGTTTAGTTTGAAGTAAATAGTATAAGTGAAAAACTATACTTTTAATTTTGAGGTACAAACTCTTTTAGAACAATTTGTTGCAGCATTTAATGATATTATAATAAAAAGGTATGATAATACTAAAACATTAGTTGCTCCTACTAGTGGATTTAAAGTAAATTTTGTTTATTCTCCAAAGCAAAGAGTATATGCAACTCTGAATACACCAGCTCCGGGTGGTCTTACCGTACCTGCAGTTGCCGTAAGCATAAACAGTATTTCTAGAGATAACAGTAGAGTTTTTAACAAACTGGAAGGGTTCTCCATACCAAATAATAATTCATTAAGTAATGATTTTGTTAAAAAAATATCACAACCAGTTCCTATAAACATTGGCGTTAATATGACGATTGTTACTAAATTTCAATCGGACATGGATCAAATTATTACCAACTTTGCGCCTTATTGTGATCCATATATAATAATTTCTTGGAAACTTCCATTTGCAAACAATTATGAAATAAGAACAGAAGTTCTTTGGAGTGGACAAATAAATTTATCATATCCAAATGATGCAGGTCCAACACAACCATTTAGAATATCGGCAGATACTTCATTCACCATAAAGGGATGGTTATTTAAAAAAAGCGATGAAATTGTTAAAAAGATTTATACTATAGATGAATCTTTTTTTATTTCTGGAAACCCTTCTCAAGATTTTTTTACATTGCCTGAATTATGAAAAAACCAGACGGAAGAGTTATAGTATATGCAAGACCAAGTGCAGTTGATGTATTTCCCCATAATTTATACATTTTAAATTCCAATATTTCTTCTGTACAAGTAAAAAATGTATCTATAATAGGCAAAAGCTTTTTTAACATATCAAATCTTTATTTAAGTGGTTCAGATACAAGTATTTTTGAAAATTTAAATTATTCTTTTTACAACCCATTTTCTTCTATTGCAAATTTGTCTTCAAAAAATTTAGGATTTTATGGAAATGTTATTGAATCTTTTACAATTATAGATGATAAATTTTTAATATTTGAAATTCCAGAACAATTGATATATTCGGTACAATCAAAAACGTTTCCATATGATTCTTATTTGGATGTTATAGTAGAAAATGAAGCAGGATATGGGCTTTTAAGTAGAGATAGTTATGTAGAAAGGGTAAGTTCTTGGTCGGGCTTTACAAATACACAAAAACCCAGTATTTCCGGTATTTACATACAATTACTACAAGGATAAATTGAATTTATCTCTAAATATAATTAATGGCATCTTTTAACATATATAATAGATTATCAGAAACATACTGGAGACCTGTAGATTTTAGTATAGTAGGAGACCAATTTAAATCTAAAAAAACTCCAGTATTTTTTGACAATGGTGTTTATTTTTATATTCATAATATTTTACAAAATGCCATAGATTTTAGTTTTAATAGAAAAACGGGCACTTTTTTGTCAAATTTTTACTATAATTCTTATTTTTTAGAAAATAATAAAAATCCAGATATATACGAACCTCTTAAAAAGATAGAATCTCCTTTAAGAACTAATAATGAATTTACAATAACTATATTTAATCAAAATTCTTCTTTACCAAATAATCCAACAGTTTTATTAGAAACTTCTGAATATATATTAAATTCCAATAACAGTTTAACCTTTTTATTTGAAAATAATAACAAAGTAATAGTAAAAAATAAACAAGGACACGTTTTAACTGCAGATTCTATAGGTTCTAACGGTTTAACTTTTAAAGAACAAGAATTTCCTTATATACAAGAACAACTTTTTGATTATTTTTTAGGAAGTAGTGATATAGTTTTGTTTAAAGGTGGAACAAACTTTACTAATATAGTAACAAAAGGAACAAACAATGTATTTGTATTAAGTTCTGTGAATTTTTCATTCAATCAAACAATTCCACAAGAGTCTGTATTATATTTTACATCATACCAAGAACCAAATTTTCAAGTTTCTAATAGTGTTTATGACAGTTATATAGCAAAATATAAAACAACACCAATTACAAATCAAAATAAAATAGAAATAGATTATGAATTTTCAAATAATAATTTATATTCACAAAATTATTTGGGATTGATACCAATAGAAAATCCTATAAAGTCAGATATAGATTGCTCTTATTTACTGCAAATACACGGTTTAAAAAATTATCAAACACCAGAATACCAATACACTCCTTCAAATCCTTTATTTTCGGAATCTCCCTCTATTAGAAGAATTTATAATAAAATATATACGGGAACAAACCAAAATAAAGGATATGATAGAGTTTATTTAGGATTTGAAGCGGATACAAAAGAATTTGATTTTTTTGTAAACAAAGAAAATATATTTTATTTCCCTCCTACCTCAGAATCTACCCCAATAAGCTCTTCTGGTTTAATAGAAGACGGAGCAACTGCGGGTGAAATACCATTTACTTCAGATAGATTATCGGTTTATAGAAAAAACTACGAAGAAATAATACCTAATACACCACAACCTAAGACAATAACAAAATACGACAGAACTTGGTTATGTTCTTGGCTTTCTGGTAGTAACTTGGGAGATAAAATATGGTTAGATAGATATTATAATGCTGCGTATTATACATTAGATGAAGCATTAACAGCAAAAGCATTTGTATATAATCCAAAGTTATCTTCCAATTTACCATACACTTTCGATGTTCCTTCTTCTATAGTGCTTGAACCCGGCGTACTATACAACTATACAAGAGTAGGTAAAGAAACTAGTAAAAATTTTATAAAATA